AACATGATATAATTCTTCCTAGTTTAGATAAAATCAATATTAGAACCGCAGCAGATGCTAAAAGAAATCGTGCAAAGCGATTGGGATTAGAAGCATTTACCAAAGCAAGAATAGACGGTGACAAGAAAATCAAACTGGCAGAGTGTATTCCAGATTACACCACTATTGCTAAAACAGATCTAGTGTTTCGAATTATGACATTCGAACACATTCCCCTTGCTCCAGGTCGCAAGAAGACTACCAAAACTACTGCCGATAGTCACGATAAAGTAAATTTTCCCCCGTATCAGCATTGGAAATATAATGATGAAGGCGAATTAGTATGTGTTGGAAAAAGCCACTGGAAGGGTCCTGTTGATACTGGTAAATTCAGCAAAGATCACGGACGCATTACGGAAAATCTTGGGAAGATGTTTATTAAATTAAGTGAACGTTATGCCCAACGTAGCAACTGGCGTGGTTATACCTACGTTGAAGAAATGCGGGGGCAAGCAATTTTACAATTAAGTCAGATTGGATTGCAGTTCGATGAATCAAAATCTGAAAATCCGTTTGCTTATTATACTGCCGCAGTGACTAACAGCTTTACCAGGGTACTCAACTTAGAAAAGAAGAATCAAAATATCAGAGACGACCTTCTAGAAGAAGCAGGTCTAACTCCAAGTATGACTAGACAGTCCCAGCAACAATATGCTGTAGAAAATGCACGGCAGGCAGAATTATATAAAAACTTTAGAATGCCCAAAAGCGAAGAAGATCCGATTGAGGACGAATCTGAAGAAACTGATGTTTGACATTGTCAACACAAAGCTATACACTGTTAGTAGGAGAATAATAATATGAACCTTTTTAAAAAGGTAGCCTGTTTCACTGATATTCATTTTGGACTCAAATCTAACAGCGGCACTCATTTACGAGATTGCGAAGAATTTGTAGATTGGTATATCGAAAACGCTAAAAAAGAAGGTTGCGATACTGGAATCTTTTTAGGAGACTGGAGCCATAATCGAAATAGCCTCAACTTGATCACGTTGGATACCAGTATCCGATGCTTGGAAAAGCTAGGAGCTGCCTTTGAACAGTTCTTCTGGTTTCCAGGTAATCACGACCTGTTCTATAAAGACAAGCGTGACATTCATAGTTCAGCATTTGGGCGACATATTCCAGGCGTCACTGTGGTCGAAAAAGTAACTACCATAGGTGATGTGACCTTAGTACCGTGGTTGGTAGGTGACGAATGGAAAACTATCAGTCAAGTTAAAAGCCGGTACATGTTTGGGCACTTTGAATTGCCTTTGTTCTACATGAATGCAATGGTGCAGATGCCCGACCACGGTGAGCTACAGGCAAGTCACTTTACTCACCAAGACTATGTATTCAGCGGACACTTTCATAAGAGACAGAGTCGAGGTAAGATCCATTACATTGGAAATGCGTTCCCGCATAACTTTGCAGACTCATGGGATGACGAGCGTGGAATGATGATTATGGATTGGGGGAGCGAACCTAGGTACATTAACTGGGACAACTGCCCTAAGTATAGGCATGTTAAACTAAGCGACTTAATCGACAAAAAAGACACGATTATGCAATCAAAGATGCATCTAAAGGTTAATTTAGATATCGATATCAGCTTTGAAGAGGCTAATTTTATCAAAGAGACCTTTACTAATGACTACGACATTAGAGAAATTAGTCTTATCCAGGATAAAATTAATCTTGAAGGAACATATGAAGACAACCCCGACACAAAGTTTGAAAGCGTTGATCAAATTGTTTCCGAACAGTTGATTAATATCGAATCGGAACAGTTTGATAAAAAAGTCTTGTTAGACATCTATAATAATCTATGACATTTAAGTTAAAAAATATAACCGTTAAAAATTTTATGAGTGTGGGCAACCAGACTCAAGCAGTTGATTTCGACAAAGAACACTTAACTCTTGTACTAGGTTCAAACCAGGATCTAGGCGGTGACGATACAGGCAGTAGGAACGGTACAGGTAAGACTACTATTGTTAATGCATTGAGTTATGCATTATACGGACAGGCACTAACTAACATCAAAAAAGAAAACTTAATCAATAAGACCAACGGCAAGGGCATGTTAGTCACTGTCGAGTTTGAAAAATCTAGTGTCAAATATCGTATCGAGCGGGGTCGTAAGCCTAATGTATTGAAATTGTTCGTTAATGATCAAGAATTAAAGAGCAAGGACGAAGATGAAGCACAAGGTGATAGTCGTGAGACACAGAAAAGCATTGAACAGATGCTGACAATGTCTCATACTATGTTTAAACACCTAGTTGCACTTAACACTTACACAGAGCCTTTTTTGAGTATGAAGGCAGCTGAACAAAGAGAAGTTATTGAACAGTTGCTAGGCATTACTCAACTGAGTGAAAAAGCAGAAGCACTAAAGCTATTGATCAAAGAAACTAAAGACGGCATTACTGCCGCACAGTTTAAGATTGAAGGCATTAAGAGTGCTAACGAAAATGTCCAAAAAAGCATCAACAGCCTACAACTCAAAAGTGCTGCTTGGGAATCTAAGAAAGAAACTGAGATAGAAGCTTTAGGTAGAGCTATTGTTAATCTTGAATCAGTTGATATAGATGCAGAACTAGCAGCCCATGTTGCGTTAAAAGCATGGGATGAAGAGAACGCTCGCATTATTAGTCTTAACAAACAACGTGCTACTCTAGAATCAGCAGTGATTCAAGCAGAACGCACACTAAACAAATATATCAAAGAGATTAAATCACTTGATGATAAGAAATGTCCTGCTTGCGAACAGGATCTACATGATCACAAACATGACGAGATGTTGGCAACTGCGGCTAACAACCTATTAGATGCACAAACTTACTTTGATAAAGTAAGTGCTGACTACACTAAGATTGTAGAAGAAATAGGAACTGGTGAGCAACCGCATAGACCTAACACCTATTACGATACAGAAGCAGAAGCACTGGGTCATAAAAACAATCTTGCCAGCTTAGAACGTACATTGACACAGAAAATCGACGAAGTTAATCCCTATGAAGAACAAATCGAAGACCTAAAGAATACTGCGATTCAAGAAATCAACTGGGATCAAGTAAACGCTCTTGCTAAAGTTAGAGATCATCAAGAATTTCTTTACAAACTGCTGACAAACAAGGACAGTTTTGTTCGTAAGAAGATCATTGATCAGAACTTGACCTACTTGAACAAGCGATTGACCTACTATATTGACAAACTAGGACTACCACACAAGGTAGTATTCCTAAATGATCTTACTATCGAGATTACTCAGTTAGGGCAGGACCTAGACTTTGACAACTTATCTAGGGGTGAGCGCAACCGTTTGATCTTGTCTATGAGCTTTGCATTCCGCGATGTATGGGAAGGACTGTATCAGAATATTAATTTACTGTTTGTTGACGAGCTTATGGATGCAGGTATGGATGCAGCAGGTGTTGAAGCCGGACTTGCGGTCCTAAAAAAGATGGCACGGGAACGCAATAAGAATATATACTTAATATCACACAAAGATGAATTAGTTGGCCGCGTGAATAATGTACTCCGTGTAATTAAAGAAAACGGTTTTACCAGTTATTCAAACGATGTAGACTATGTTGAATGAAGAGATAAACAAATACAAAGAGTTGTACTCTCAACTTGTAAGTGAATTTGCCGAATTTCATAACCATTCTTTAGTTTTTGTTAAATCAAAAGCTAGAGATGTAGGGTTTGCCGGTAGAAAAAATCTTAGAGCAATAGAAAGCCTTGCTAAAAGTTTAAAAAAGCAAAGCCAGCTAGTGTACAAAGAAAACTTAGCAAATATAAGAGCAGAGAAAAAACTAAAAAGAGAAGAAAAAAAGATCCCAAAGAAGCGTGGACCTAAACCAAAAGGAAATAAAAATGACAACAACCAATGAACAATTACAAGCGCAGTTTGCAGAATTCCTAGCAGAAGATGCAAAATTTACCAATGGCAACAGTGCAGCCGGAACTCGTAGTCGCAAGGCTCTTGCAGAGTTAAGTAAGCTAGTAAAAACAAGACGCAATGAAATTACAGCAGAGAAGAATGCTCGCAAGGAAGCTAAGGCAGCAAAATAATCAATGACTTGGACTTATCAAGGACAAGTTGTAAATGAATTACCTGAGGACTGTGTTGGTTTTGTTTATTGCATAACCAATATAGCTTCGGGGCGCCAATATATTGGCAAAAAGTTAGCAAAATTTAGTAAAACGACCTACAAGACTGTAAAGTTAAAGAACGGCACAAAGAAGAAAAAGAAGATTCGAAGCAAAATCGACAGCGACTGGCAGGAGTATTACGGGTCCAGTCCCAATTTAACAGCAGATATCAACACCCTAGGCAAAGAAAATTTCTCTCGCGAAATATTATATTATTGTAAATCAAAAGCAGAAACATCTTACATTGAGGCCCGCGAACAATTCGACCGCAAAGTATTAGAATCCGACGATTACTATAACGGACACATACAAGTCCGTGTACATGGCTCACACATTAAATCCAAACTTTAAGGCAACTTAATTCAGTTAAAGCTCGCACAGGCTAATATCGTGTGCCGAACAGTAGAAACCTGGCCTAAGTGTGCGCAGGAATCCGAAGACTCACCGCTGAAGTGAGCACTCAATCAGTATCCTTCACCGGACCACGATCGCAAAATGCCTGCGGTTTGATTGTTTGAATAGAGTTAAAAATAGGCCCAAGGATGGAGTAATAACAGAAACTCCACGCTTTGCAAATATGATAGTGTATATTTGCAAGCCGCCGTTGAAATAAGACAGAATGAGTAGGTACCGGTCAACCGCCTACGCTAGCAGAAATGCTTATAGTTCTAACACTATGTGACTGTGCTACTCAGATAATGCTCAGTTTTTCTTAGCCCTAGTCTGGGCTAAGTGTGACCGATTAATCTAGATAATATTATTCTCGTCTTCGACGAAACATTGCTTCAAGTAAGAGCGCAAGCGATTACGAAGAAGCAAATGAGCGTCAGCTCATTATAAATAACATACAATTTTTGGAAAGTAACATGGACCTAAGACAATTAGTTGCTAAATTGGATCAAATAGAAAACAATAAGTTATATGAAGGTCTAACTCTGACCGAAACAAAATCAGTAATGCTTTGGGAAAGTGCTGGCCGTGCTATAAGAGAAGCAGCACTAACACCTGATCAAATAGAACAATTATTTACTAGTATTGAGCAAGGTACAACCGCAGCGGGCGGCAATCGAACAATGCTAGGTAAAGGCAAAGATGCCGCAGACGCAGTTAACAAAGCATGGGAAGATCTAAAGACAAAAATTCAAAATTCTGGGCCAATTAAAAATGTTGACAGCACTTACGATAGTGTAGTTTCTAAGATTGAAGCAGGTCTAGGCGGTCCAGATAATGCAGTTAGCAAAATGATCATGAAGTATCGTGAGTTTGCTAAGAAACATCCAGTTGCACAAGGATTCATCTATGCTGCTCTTATTGCAGCCGCAGGTATTAGCGGTGCAGGTCTAGGCGGAGCAGCCGTTTTAGGTCTGTTAAAAATGGCAGACAAATTACTACAAGGCGAGAAGTTTAGTAGTGCTGCTTATAGTGGTGCTAAAACAGGTGCAATGGCATATGCCGCTGGACAGATTGGTAAAGCAATTCGTGGCGATCAAGCACCTGCTGGTGGAGCCACAGATGCTGCTGGAACTCCAATTAAAGGAGCTCGCGGACTTGCTGACGAAGCAGACAGAATTTTCCGTGAAAAAGTTGCCAACGGAGAAGTTACAGACTATAATTCATACCAACAAGGTATGCAAGATTCTTTAGATCAGGCTTTACAAAATGCTGGAGGAAAGATGTCTTTCCAATCGCAAGAAACTGCAAGAATGATATTAAAAGCTAAACTTGATAATGTAGTAGCACAAGGTAATGGAGGTCAATTTACTGGAAGTGGTCCTGAAAAAGCTGCTGAATTAATTAAACAATTAGGCGGACAAGTTAATGCTGACACAGTTGCTCAACAAACTTCTGCTGCCTCCCAAATGGCACAAAGTAATGCTGCTAGTAGCGCATTAAATACAGCAGGTGATGTGGCTCAATCTATTGGAAGTAAACCACCGATATCAGTTAATTTACCAGGTGGCGAAATGAAATTTGCCGACCGAGCTGCATACGATGCTTGGCAAAATGGGCAGCAGTTAACACAAGTGCAAATGCCA